TGAAATTAATAAGGAACAGCAGGAAGCTAAAGAAGCAGAAATTCATAAAGCAGAATCTGAAATAGAAGACTTACAAGCTCAATCAAAGGAAGCAACTACCTTTATTGTTGAAAATCAAGAAAAGACTAATGCTGAAAGCAAGAAGCTTCACGATAAGAAACAATCTCTCCAAAATTATAACCACCAGTTTGAACAACAGATATCGACGGTAGTTAAAGATGCTAAGTTTTATGAAGAAAATAAAGAATGTCCGACATGTTCTCAGGAAATAAATGACACACTGAGACATGAAAAAATGAACCAAGCTCGTGATAAAGCTAAAAAACTACAAGATGCTATTGTAGAGGTTAGAAATGAAGCAACTACAGTTATGGAATCTCTTGAAAAGGTTTCTGAAATACAAGATGATATTAGTTCAAAGCAACAAGAGGTTCATTCTAATAACGTAACTATTGAAAGACTTCAAAAACAAATTACTAACCTCAATAGTGATATTGCAGGTTTAAGTGGTAAAGATGGAGATCTTGGAAAAGCAAATGAAGAATTATCCAGCTTATTAGGTGATAGAGATTCATTTTCTGAGGACAAAATAAGACTTGTAGAAGAAAAAACCTACAATGATGCTGCAGGCGAGATGCTTAAAGATACTGGTATTAAAACTAAAATCATAAAAGAATACCTGCCTGTGATGAATAATTTAGTTAATAAATATTTAAGTATACTTGACTTCTTCGTCTCATTTGAATTAGATGAGAACTTTAATGAATCAATAAAGTCAAGATATAGAGATACTTTTAATTATGCTTCGTTTTCTGAGGGTGAGAAACAACGTATTGATCTGGCTCTTCTATTCACCTGGCGACAAATCGCTAGGATGAAGAATTCAGCCTCTACGAATTTACTCATTCTTGATGAGACATTTGACTCGTCGCTCGATCATGACGGAATTGATAGTCTTATGAAAATTTTATACTCTTTAGAAGAAGGGTCCAACGTATTTGTTATATCACATAAAGGAGACTTACTAGATGGAAAATTCAGATCAAAGATCGAGTTCGTTAAAGAAAGGAACTTTTCCAGAGTATATGAAAGTAAAATTAATTAGTTACTCACAACCACCTGAGGACGCAGATATTGACCTGGGCGATGCCCAGGAATTAGTCGCGTTCTGTGCACGTGTTAGTAACCCAGACAATCAAAATAATAAAAAAACTTCTATTAAATTGCTTGAATACTTGATTAAGCACAAGCATTGGTCTCCTTTTGAAATGGTAAGTGTATGTTTAGAAGTAGAGACTACTAGAGATATTGCTAGACAATTCCTACGTCATAGAAGTTTTAGCTTTCAAGAATTTAGCCAAAGATATGCAGATCCTACCGAAGATCTAGATTTTGTATTAAGAGAATGCAGGCTACAAGATCCTAAAAATAGGCAGAATAGTATATCTATTGACAATGATCCTAGCATTCAATTAGATCTAAAAATGGTTGAACTTTTAACAGAATGGCAACGAAGACAACATGGTATTATTAATAGGGCCAAAGAAGTTTATAAATGGGCTGTTGATAATGGAATTGCAAAAGAACAAGCTAGAGCAGTTTTACCTGAAGGTTTAACTGTTAGTAAGTTATATGTGAATGGAACTCTTCGAAGTTGGATTCATTATATCGAACTGAGAACTGCTAATGGTACACAAAAGGAACATATGGAACTCGCAGATCGATGTGGTGAAGTTATAGGGAACATATTTCCCTTGAATAAGAAATATAATGCATTAATGGACTAGCTGTTACATTTTTGTCACAGTATTTCAATAAAACGCAAAAAAATGCAAAAAAATGCATTTAATGGTGTACAATGGTGGAATACTGTGGTAGAATGTATATATTAAATGATGGAGAAAGCAATTGATTAATATAACAGCAAAAAATACTCTAGCTAAATTACTGGCAAAAGAAGGAATTACCGTACAACACGGTTCTTTTGAAACTGCCTTTTTTGATGTAGAAAAGAGAGTTTTAGGTCTTCCTCTTTGGAAAGATATGGATAACCTTTATGACTTATTAGTTGGTCATGAAGTCGGACATGCTTTATTCACACCGTCAGACGGTTGGAGTGATGCAGTTGATGGTTTACCTAAGACATTTGTTAATATTATTGAAGATATTAGAATTGAAAAATTAATTCAAAGAAAATATCCTGGTCTTGCTATCTCCTTCAAAAAAGGTTATACAGAAATGAATTCGAGAGATTTCTTTCAACTTGGCCAAATACAAATGGTTGATGATGGAAATTTTAGACTTATTGATAGAATAAATATTAAAGCTAAACTAAGAGGTTTAATTAAAGTAACTTTTACTAAAGCTGAAGAAGCTCTAGTAAATGAAGCTTTTGCAGTTGAAACATGGGAAGATGTTTTAGAAGTTTGCAAAAAGCTAGTTGAAAATGCTAAACAAGAACCACAGCCTGAAGCTGAACCGATGATTGATGCTATGATGATGTCAGCACCAGGTGGTGTATCAGAAGAACAAAATGAAGGGGAAAATGAAACAGATAGTCAGGAAGATCAAGGCAATCCTATGGAATCCCAAGCAAATAGTGACGGATCCAGTGAAGCTTCTGAAGGAGAAAATTCGGAGTCTACAGATCAGGCTTCTTCTAATGAGAACGGACAGAGTGATAGCGAAAGCGAAGAAACAAAAGGAGCTGCGAGCGGAACAGGAGAGGAAGAAAAGGATGACGTGGAGAGCCCTAGAGAAGTACCGGCAGTAGGCGGCAAAGAAGGCGGCGACCATTTTGAGTCAAAAACCCAAGATGCAGTAGATAATGCTAAAATCGAATTAGTTGAAAAAGATGAAAATGGTTTTCCAGCAGGTGTCATTTACGGAATGACTGATTCTCAGTGGAATGATTGTATAATTACACATAAAGAAATTGCAACTGAAAGACTTGAACTTGAAGGATTCTTTGGTCCTTGGGCTAATGAAGAACAACAATCTTTTGAAGATTTTGAAGTTCAAACTAAAAGATTTGTCCAAGTAATGGCAAAAGAATTTGAAATGAAAAAGGCTGCTTGGAGATCAAAGAGAGCTCAAACAGCTAGATCTGGAACCTTAGACGTAAATAAACTTTACAGCTACAAATATAACGATGATATTTTCAAGAAAATAACTCATCTTCCTAATGCTAAAAATCACGGTCTTTACATGCTAGTTGATTGGTCAGGTTCTATGTGGAACTGCTTAGGTTCAGTTATTAAACAAGTTTTAAATCTTACTGCTTTTTGTAAAAAAGTAAATATCCCATTTGAAGTGATTAGTTTTACTACAGATAAAAAACAAAATAAAATTATTCCTTCTTCTGATCACGTTGATCACAATGAAATAAAATTGATAGAAATGTTAAGTAGCAGAATGAGCAAAGTTGAATATCAAACTGCTGTAAGAGCTTTCCATAAAATGGCTTGGTGTTTAACTAACAAAGGCGGTTATGGTTCTAGAGAAGTATTTACAATATCTGAAAATCTTGGAGGAACTCCTCTAGATGCAGTTTTAACTTATTTGCCAAGAGCTCTTAATAAATTCAGAAGTGAAAACAACATTCAAAAAGTTATGTTTATGGCTTTAACAGATGGATGTTCTAATCAGTTACAATCTCAAAACTCAAGCTATAGTAGACGAGTTAAGAATGTAATAGTTAACAACAAAGTAGTTAATGAAAACTCAACCCAAGGACTTCTCAATAACTTAAAAAATTATTGTGATAATACTGTAGGATACTTCCTTACAAATACTAACAGTTGGGAGTTCAGTTATGCTGCTAGACAAATGCTACATAAGCCTTCTTATTCAGAAGAGCAAGCTTTAAGAAAAAAGTTTATGAAAGACAAATTCTTACATGCAAGAAACACTGCAGGATACGGTGACTACTTTGTATTAAGAAATGATAAAAAATCCCTTGATACTAATAACGAAGGTTTTCAAGTTAGTGCAGTAGCTAAAAAAGGAGAAATAGCTCGAGCTTTTAAGAAGTTCAATAAACAAAAGAAAGCTAACAGGGTTCTAGCAACCAAGTTCGCAGAAGCGGTAGCTTAACTGTGACAAATATGTTACACTTTGATGGAAAAATGCAAAAAAATGCATAAAAGTGAAAAAAAAGGTGTACAATCCGCTCAAAGTGTGGTAGAATGTATACATAAGATAAAAATTGATGGAGAATTATATTATGGATTTAAATTACGCTCAGAAAGCTTTAGTACAGAACTTAGTTTCAGAATACCCTGGTAAAACAGAATTCTATCCTAAGCATCTTACTGCTTTAGCTGATGCTAACAATATTCCTCGCAGAGAGGCATATAACATTATAGACAAAATGCCTAAAGTTAGGCGCGGTGTCTACAACTTTGAAAGTGTTGTGATCCCATTCAGGGCTCAACCTGAAAATGAAACCCAGGTAGAAAAATCAGTGCCTACTTCAGTACAATCAATCCGAAACAGTGAAATATTCATTCCTGCAAAGGATGAGTACTATGTTCCTTGGGGAAACTACAAGGACATTGAGAACATCGTACGTTCTACTATGTTTTACCCAGTATATATTACTGGTCTTTCTGGAAACGGAAAAACTATGATGGTTGAGCAAGCATGTGCTCGAGCCAAGAGAGAATATATCAGAGTTCAGATTACACCTGAAACTGATGAAGATGATCTTATCGGTGGTTTCCGTTTAGTTAACGGTGAAACTGTTTTCGCTGAAGGACCTGTTATCAAAGCTATGAAAGCTGGTTCTATCCTTCTTATCGATGAACTCGATAGAGGTTCAAATAAAATCATGTGTCTTCAAGGTGTCCTTGAAGGTAAACCAATTCTCATCAAAAAAACCGGTGAGATTGTAGAACCTGCAAACGGGTTTAATGTAATCGCAACAGCGAATACAAAAGGTAAAGGATCTGACGATGGTCGATTCATTGCTGCTACAATCATAGATGAAGCTTTCCTTGAAAGATTCACTATCACAGTTGAACAGCCTTATCCTTCTCTTTCAATAGAGAAAAAGATTGTTATTAAACACATGGAGAAATTTGAAAAAGTTGACCATGATTTTGCTGAGCTTTTATCTCAGTGGTCTGAGACAATCAGAAAAACCTATGAAGACGATGGGATCGAAGATTTGATTTCAACTCGTAGGCTTTGCCACATAACTCAAACTTATGCTATCTTTAATGATAGAATGAAAGCAATTGAGCTTTGTGTTAATAGGTTTGATGCCGATACTAAGGAAGCTTTCCTTGATCTCTACTCTAAAGTAGATATTTCGGTTAATCAGGAAACCGTTGAACCATCTGAAACTGATCCTCAGATAGACGAAATATTAGACGAGGCTTTAGATAATGCCTGATTATAAATTTAATGAAGGAGCTCTGATTGATGAGCTCCAAGACTATGTCGATGATACCTATAAAGGTCACTATTCAAAGAATAAATTTCAGTCAACTGAATTCATTATTGACTGTGGCCACGGTATGGGTTTCGCATTAGGTAACGTTTTAAAATACACACAGCGTTATGGCAAAAAAGATGGTGCAAATAGAAAAGATCTTATGAAAATATTACACTATGCAGTAATTGCATTGCATCAACATGACCTTGATCAAAAAAATCAAGAATTTCCCGAAAGACCTGAAAGTGACTTTTCAACCAGGTATAAATAAATTAAATATGAAATGGAGTGATACGTGAAACTTAATCATGAAACCAGTGAAATCTTAAAGAATTTCTCTACTATTAACGCGAACCTTGTAGTAAAACCCGGTTCAACAATCTCAACTATGGCTGAAACTAAAAATCTTTTAGCCACCGCAACTATTCCCGAAAATTTCAATACAGAGTTTGGTCTATACGACCTAAACGAGTTCCTCAGTGCTATGAGCATGTTTGACGATCCTGAACTGATCTTTTCAGACGATAATCTTTCTGTCTCCATCAAACAAAGTAATCGATCTGTTAAGTATTTTTTGTCAGACGTAACGACACTTACTTCTCCATCAAAACCTGTCGTTATGCCTAGCACTGAGGTTCAATTTACACTGAGCGCAGATAACATATCTTCTATAAGAAAAGCTGCAAGCGCTTTAGGAGTATCTGATATGGTTATGACTCCTTCCTCATCAGGAGGAGTATTAATCAATGTTACAGATATTGATAATCAAACTTCTAATGCTTTTGAATTAGAAGTTGTATCAGAAGATACGACTACAGTAGGCGATCAACCTTTTAAATTTGTATTGTCTATTCCAAACTTAAAAATTATTCCTGGCGATTATGATGTATCATTGTCAGAAAAATTAATTTCTCATTTTAAACATACAGTGCGTCCAGTAGAATATTGGATTGCTGTTGAAAAAAATTCAACCTTTGGAGGATAATATGGCTGAAGAAACAAAAGAAGTTCCTCAAATAGGAATTGGTGATCTCGAAGCATGTGTTCAAATCATAGATGCATGTTCTCAACGAGGCGCTTTTAGGGGCGATGAACTGGCATCAGTAGGTGCAATTCGAGATAAGATAAATACTTTTGTATTAGCAAATAAAGCTAATATAGAAAAGGAAACGGCTGCATCAGCACCGGAAAGTCCAGCAGCTGCGACGGCTGATGGCACACAAGCTGAGCTTCCGTTTCCTACAGAAATCGAAGGAGGACAATTAAATGATTCGTGATCAATTAATTAAAGCTTGTCGTATGCATGCAGAAGGAGAGCTTGAAAGAGCTAAAACTAATGTGATGGTTTATATGGATAGCTCTACTGGTATTGGCGAACATAGTGATATTGTTGAAGCTATTCAAAAAGAATTAGATACTATGGCAGTAGCTAATGATCGCATTGAAATGCTAAATAAATTCTTTGGTGACACTGTATGAAAAAGCAACTTACAGCATTGTGTGTTCTCGCTATGACGGCTACACCTGTAATTGCACAAGATAATGTTAGGCTTAATGCACAAGTACATCATCACTATAAAAGTGTTATACATAGTACGCCTTATCAAGTAAAAGTATGTCAACAACATACTACATCCGGTGATAAAACCGGTGACACATTAGGCGGTGCAATCTTAGGAGGTATCTTAGGAAAAGTACTAACTGGAAGTGACGAAGGTGCTAAAATGGGAGCACTATTTGGCGGTGTTATTGGACATAATGAGAGTAACGCACAAGCAGGAACTCATCAAGTATGTAGCTGGCAAACCCGATTTAAGGATGAGACTAGAACAATATATTCTCATTCTACTATAACTTGGCGAATGAACGGTAGAGAATACACCGTTAATTTTAAAAAGTAACAATTAAATTATATTATGGAGACGTGAATGACAGATTTTCTGTGGGTAGAAAAATATCGCCCTAAAACAATAGAAGAGTGTGTTCTTCCTAAAAGGATGAAAGACACATTTAAAAGTATTTTGGAATCTGGTGAATTGCAGAATATGCTCTTTACCGGTACTGCAGGTGTTGGAAAGACCACAGTTGCTAAAGCCCTTTGTAATGAACTTGAACTTGATTATATTATGGTGAATGGTTCTGAAGAAGGAAATATAGATACACTTAGAACAAAGATTAAACAGTTTGCATCAACCGTTTCCCTTCAGGGTGGTTATAAAGTAGTTATACTTGATGAAGCCGACTATTTAAATGCGCAGTCTACTCAGCCTGCTCTTCGTGGATTTATCGAAGAATTCTCAAGCAACTGTAGGTTTATCCTCACCTGCAATTTTAAAAATAGGATTATTGAGCCTTTACATTCAAGATGTAGTATATATGATTTTACTATAGCTAAAGATGAACAGGCTGAAATCCTTGCCGAATTCATGGATAACATGAGTTCAATGCTCGATAAAGAAAACGTTACGTATAATAAAAACGTATTGGCTGAACTTATAATGAAGTACAGGCCTGACTTTCGTCGTGTGATAAATGAGCTACAAAGATATTCTGTATCAGGTCAAATCGATACTGGAATTCTTGTTAACTTATCTAATGAGAGTTTTAATTCTCTAATGCTTTCGCTTAAAGAAAAAAACTTTAAAGAAATGAGAAAGTGGGTAGCTGAAAATATAGATGTAGAACCTGCAGTTATATTTAGATCTATATATGATAATATGTCTGAACATTTACAACCTAAGTCGGTGCCTCAAGTAGTTCTTATTCTTGCTGATTATCAATACAAGAATGCTTTTGTTGCAGACCATGAATTAAATGTTGTAGCATGTATGACTGAAATCATGGCCGGATCGGAGTGGAAGTAATGGGAAACTTTATTATAAGAGCTGCATGGCTTATTTTAATAATGACATTCTTATTTTGGGAAGTTAATGATACTAGTGTTTTCGAACAAGGTGTTAAATTTACAATAGGATTTTTTAATGCTAGTTGTTAAAGATTTAGTTTATCAAGAAATTCCTGAACTTCCTAAGTTTACTTTCAATTATGAATTTGAATCTGGAAAGACTTATATGATTAGAGGAGAGTCTTATAGCGGTAAATCTATATTACTACAGTGCATAGGTGCATTCTTATTTCCTATGTCTGGTTCTATTACATATAATGATAAAGAACTAATAGGTATACCTGCCAGCAAACTTCCTTTAACGTTGACATTTCAACAAGAAAACTTATTTCCCAAATTAGATCCTTATATGAATATTGCAGCTGGTATAAGTACAAGTATTGAAATGACTGAAGAAATAAGATCTTTTATAAAATATACTATAAGCTATTTACAAATTGATGTAGAATCTTTACTTAGGAAAAGAGAACAAAAAATAGTTGTCGCGCGCGCAGCCGCGCGAGCGAAGTATCTAGATAAAAAACTAATATTATTAGATGAACCGTTTTTAGATATGAGACGCAGCGAAATGAATAAGTGTAAAGAATTACTAAACGAATTTTCAGATATAATATTAATAAACACGCACAGTACTTATTCTCCAAACAATTGTGAAGATATAGATATAGAAGAGATAGTAAAATGAATCCATTTGATTGTTTAAATGCTGTTAACTACACGAAACAGAATATTTTGGTCGACGATATATCAGAAAAGCAATATAACGCTTTTATGGTTAATCGTGGCTTGTCCTATTTTTACGACACTGTGTTACTTGCCAATGAGATGAACAAACGAGCTCATCTCGATAACCGCCTTCAGTTTGACTTTTTTATAAATACAATTAGAAAAAAGAAAAGATTTAGCAAATGGATGAAAGCTAAGGAAGAAGAAACCATTAAGGTTGTCAAAGAGTATTATGGATATAGCAATGAAAAAGCCCGCCAAGCTTTGACAATTTTAAATGATGAACAAATTGAACAGTTAAAAGCAAAGGTATATAAAGGTGGAACAAGAAAATAACGAGAGTTGTGAGTGGACTCCAGCCATGATGTTGGAAGTTCAGCTAAACACACCAGACGATTTCTTAAAAGTTAGAGAAACACTGACTCGCATAGGTGTAGCATCGCGTAAGGATAATACTCTTTACCAGTCATGCCACATACTACATAAGCAGGGTCGATATTTTATTACGCACTTTAAAGAATTATTTTTATTAGATGGGAAACCTTCTAATCTTACATTGAACGATGTTCAGCGTAGAAATACAGTAGCTACACTATTATCAGATTGGGGACTTATTTCCTTTATCGATGAATCACAAGCTACTGATAAAGCACCATTGAGACAGATTAAAATTATATCCTTTAAGGATAAAGATCAATGGAATTTATGTCCAAAGTATAACATAGGAAATGGTAAATCTTCTTGATTGTGATACTTTATATTATGGGAGAAGTTTATGCCGTGGCCACATAAGAATCGTCCGCCGAAAGGTAGACGAAAAATAGGGTCTACTAAGAGAAAAAATCGCAATAAGCGTAAAAAGAAGAAGTAGACTTGTATAAATAATGTTAGATGCCGAATATTTCGGGTCTAAATAATTAACCTTGCTAGTTATAGGAGGAAAAAATGACTGGTACTTTTATGTTCCCAAGGAACGCTTTTTTAGGTTTCGACCATATTTTCGATGAACTCGAAAGAATCACAAACCACGCTAATGACGGATATCCACCTCATAACGTTGTCAAAGACGGCGATATGAAATATGATATCGAACTGGCAGTAGCCGGTTTCTCAAAGGAAGATATTTCCATTGAGCTCAAAGAACACGTTTTAACTATTAAAGGTGAACGTGGACCGCGTAGGGATCAAGATGCATATGTCCATAGAGGCATATCTGGTCGAAAATTTCAAAAGTCGTTTAGACTGTCGGAGTACGCAGATGTCACCGGAGCTGATATGAAGGATGGAATACTTACTGTCACTATTGAAGTAATTCTACCTGAAGAGAAGCGTCCTCGTAAAATCAATATTGGTCAAAACGAGGAAACATCAAATGGCAAAAGCGCTCAACTACTTAACGAGTCTTCTTAAATCCCAATACGAATGGTCAAAGCTAACTACAGAAGAGAGATATTTATCTCGAGCTGTTGATTTAGCTGATTTAGAAAGACGTGTTAAAGAACTAAGACGTCCAACCGCGATACCAAGTTATCGCTATTGGATTTAAATTAAAATGGGCTGGCATAAACAAATAGGAAAATGGTTGTTTAGAGGATACATAGTCTGGAGCATTTGCGCAGATTTCATCGTAATAGGTGGCATTGTATATCTAATATTTTTTTAAATGCCGGCCCATTTTTTAGTTTACATTTGTCTTTAAATGTGGTATAATATTATTAAATTATGGAGGTAAGACACTTGGAATTTTATACATGTATTCAGCGATTTGGTAATAATCTTCTTTATAGAGGCTATAAAGATGGTCAAGCTGTATCATACAAAGTCCCCTTTGAACCTACAATATATGAACCTTCTAGAACCTCTACTGGAATTGTCAGTATAGACGGTAAACACTTAAAGCCTAAATCATTTCAAAGTATGAGAGATTGCAGAGATTTTATTAATCTGCAAAAACTTCCTGGAGGAACTCAACTCTATGGA